ATTGAGATACAAGGGAAATGCCCCATCGGAACAAGGGAATACGAGTAATCCAGAAACGACAGGGAGCTATCGCGGGGAGTTAAAAGACTGGGTTCCACATCTTATTGGGCAGACTCCAAACTCATCCAATGCCGAGACGGGAAAACCCGCCGCGTTCCGACTGAACCCGCTTTTTTCCCTCTGGTTGATGGGTTTTCCCCCGCACGAATGGGCATCCTGCGCGGAGCTGGTAATGCCATCGTCCCGCAAGTCGCGGCGGAATTTGTCGCGGCCTACCTTGACTGTTTCCAAGAAGAATGGACCTGAGGAGGAATCGTGGATTTGACATGCCCCAGCACCCACACACCTGGGCCAAGAACGCCCGGTTCAAGCTCGCCTTCGCGCTGGGAGGCTGCTGCGTCCAATGCGGCACAGCCAAAGACCTTGAGTTCGACTGCATCGAGCCGCAGGGGCACCGTCACCACACCCTCGGGTTCGTCAAACGCACGACCTTCTACCGCAGGCAGCACAAGGAGGGCAATCTCCAGCTTCTCTGCGCCAAGTGCCACCGAAAGAAAACCAAAGCCGACCTTGTAAAAATTCAGGAAATGGAAGAAAATGAACCCTTCTGAAACTATGAGCAACAACCCCCAAGAAGGTATTGACTGGATTCCACACAACGGTGGGGCTTGCCCACTCAAGGATGAGGAGGTGAGTGTATGGGAGTACACGTTGAGGGGAGGAACGGTGGCAAAGGTTCACCTTAGACCTTCGGAATTTAAGTCATATTGGAGGCACGATAAGGAGGTTAACGACATCATCGCCTACCGAGTCTTGAAGTGGAAACTCGGTTTCGGCCCCCAAAAGCAACCCAACGGTACCCCGGTTGCTTCTCCGCTCACACGCCAGGAAGGCGGAAGCCATTACAAGGACTGCAAGATGCAGCCAGTCGAGTTCATCCACGCCAACAAACTGAACTTCCTCGAAGGCTCGGTCGTGAAGCGCATCTGCCGCCACCGCCGCAAGAACGGTGCCGAGGACATCCGCAAGGCCATCCACGAACTTGAACTGATCCTGGCGCTGGAATACCCGGAGGGGACGACCCGCCACCCAAGCTGCCCTGACTGATTGGGATGAACATCACACGCACAGCTCGAAACGCCCGGCTCTTTCAGAATTTCACAAGGGTCAAGTACGGCGTTCCGTGGAAGCCCCTCATGTCCACGAAGGGGGACCCCATCGCCCCGAGGCCGGACTACCACATCGAGCGTGACATTCTCCGCAACTACGAGGCCCGAAGGCTCATTCCGAACAACCAGTTGAAGCCCTGGGAGGAGCACTTCAAGACCTTTGTCTCGCTCATCTGGGACGGCTCAAACACGAAGTACAGGTTCACCTGGAACCCCTACGCCGAACGCATCCTGGAGAACATCAGGAGCCATCGGTTCCTCGGGGTGTCCGGTCACGCTTCCTCCGGCAAGTCTCAGTTCGGGGCCATCTGGGCACTTGCCAACTTCCTCATTGATCCTGAGAGCACAAAGGTGCTCGTCACCTCAACGTCTCTCAAGGAGTCCAGGATGCGCATCTGGGGCGTCATTGAGAAATACTGGGCGGAAGCCGAAAGCTACTTCAGCCAGTTCGGAGGAGGGATGCCAGGCAAGCTCGTCACATCGTCAGGCAGCATTGTAGGCACCATCAAGGGAAAGTCGGACGAACTCATCGGCCTTACTCTCGTTGCCGGGGGGAAGGGGAATGACGGGGATGCATCCACCAAGATTGGCTTCAAGGCCGGGAAGCTGATCCTGGTGGCGGACGAGCTTCCCCTCCTCACACCCAAGCTCTACGACGCCGCAACGAACTTGCTCTCCAATGACGGGTTCCAAATGATAGCAACAGGGAACCTGACATCAGTGTTCGATCCTTTCGGCCAATTCACTGAGCCGGAGAACGGTTGGGCCAGCATCACCGAGGAGGACATGGAGTGGCGCACGAAGATCGGGGGTTACTGCATCCGTTTTGATGGTGAGAAATCTCCCAACGTCATTGCAGGCAGAGAGCTTTACAAAGGTCTGCTCACCCAGACGGGCTTGGACGAGATCCGTGCGAAGTTCGGCGAACGCTCTGCGGGTTACTACCGAATGGTCAAGTCATTCCCCTGCCCGACGGGGGCGATTGACACCATCTACTCCGAACCCGAGCTGGTGAGCCGACTGTGCGGCAAAGGCGACACCCCCTGGCTTCGCAAGCCGACGCCCATTGCCTTCCTTGACCCGTCCTTCTCCAAGGGAGGCGACGCCGCCGCAGCTAGTTTCGGGCTGATCGGTGACGCCCAGATCAACGGAGTCACCCTGCAAGTGCTCGAAAAGACGGACACCATTGACCTGATGATGAAGGTAGATGCCCAGCACAAGACGAAGGACCGCAACGAGCAGCTTGCCGACCTGTTCATCTTCGAGTGCGAGAAGCGCGGCATCGCCATCAGGGACAGGGGCGTTGACGCCACAGGGGGAGGCGACCCATTCGCTTCAATTCTGGCAATGAAGATGGGCCACGGCTTCCAACTTGTCAGCTTTGCCGGAGGAGCGTCGGACATGCCCGTGAGCGCCACGGACAAACGGAAGGGGAAAGACAGGTTTGTTAATCGTGTCTCGGAGCTTTGGTATGTCGGTAAAGACTTCGTATCTGGCGGACAGATTCGCGGCCTTGATCCAGCTACGATGCTGGAGCTATGCGCCCGTACGTATAAAGATGTAGGGAACAAGGTGTGCGTCGAGTCCAAGGAGGACATGAAGAAGCGAACAAGCGGACGCAGCCCCGACCGTGCCGACTCCTGGGTGGGGCTGATTGAAGTCGCCCGCAGGAATTACCGCTTCACGGCAGCCGCCAAAGCCAAGCCGCAGCAGCCAGCCAAGCCGAAGCCCTTTGACTGGTTCTCCGAAATTGAGAACCCCAGGAGGCCGGACTTCAGGGAGCAGTTCGTGGTCGGGGACGGATTTCACTCCCAGCAGCAGACATCCTGGGGAGAAGGGCTTGACAGTTCACCGAACATCTTCTAATTACGGAAACGCATGAACGAACAGTCCAAGTCGCACAACGCCCGTCTCCGCAACGGGGATTACAGGTTCCTCCGAGGCAACGTCCTCGACATCGGCTGCGGCCCTGATCCTATCAAGCTGCCACCCCCCGCCGTCGTGACAGGCTGGGACTTGAAGGACGGTGACGCACAGTATCTCGCCACGCTGAAGGACGAGTCGTTCGACGCCGTGGTGTCCAGTCATTGCCTTGAGCACATGGTCTGCGTCGCCACGTCGCTCAAGAACTGGGCGAGGGTGCTCAAGACGGGGGGCTACATGTCCATCTCGGTGCCTTCCTGGCTCGCCTATGAAAGGTGCCAGTGGCCTTCCCGCTACAATGACGATCACAAGGCGAGCTTCGACCTGATCGACCCTGTGGTGCGCCCCGACCACAACTTCTACACCATGCGCGACATGAGGCGCATCGGCCTGGAGTGCGGCCTCACTCTTGAAGACGCCCGCATGGAGATTGACAACTACGACCTCGCACGGACGTGGGACACGTCGTTCGACCAGACTCGCGGAAACGCCCTGGCGCAGGTGACATTCGTTTTCTTCAAGGCATGAGCAAGCTCACCCCCGTCGCCTTCCACTCCTTCAACCAGCGGCACCTCTACCACAGGCTGGCCGAGCATTGCCTTCAGCTTGACGGCACCAAGATCAAACTCGTTGAGGGGCCTGAGCCGAACGTCGGCTACCCTGCCGTGTGCAACGTCGCCTTCCGCACCGTGTGCGAAGCCATGAAGGGAAAGCCCTTCGTCTGGCTGGAGGCTGATTCAATTCCTACCAAAGCAGGGTGGCTTAAAGCCCTGGAGGAGGAATGGAGGGTGGCGCAGAGCTTTGGCAAGTCGGTGCTGTGGACATCCGACAACCACCCGCCGCATGACCTTTGCACGGGCATCGGCGTCTATGGGCCTGACGCCCTCTCCCTTGTCCCCGAGGGTCTGGCGGACGACGGCTTTGACGGTTACATCCTGAAGAACCACGCCGACAAGATCCACAAGACGCCGCTGATCCATCACGCCTACGGTCGCTACGACGACAAGGGTGACGTGACGCTCATCCGGCAGCCCGTTGTCCGTGAAGATGCCGTCATCTACCACAAGGATCAGTTCCAAGACCTGATCTCGGTTGAGCGGCACTTCGGCTCGTCCGGCGACTTCGGTGACATCATCTACCTGCTGCCCGTCATCCAGGCGAACGGCGGGGGCTACCTGTGGCTTTACGACCGCCCATGGACGAACCGCATCAGCAACCGCTACCACGTCATTGAACCGCTGCTCGCAGCGCAGCCCTACATCAAGGCCGTGGCGCTGGGCAACGGTCGTGGGGTCCAGTTCGACATGGCGACCTTTCGCAAGGTGTATCGCCCCGACCAACCCCTTGTCACGTCGCAGTCTAACCACGGTCGTCTGACCTACGGGTTGAAAACCGCCAGGGGAGACAAGCCGTGGCTGACCGCCCTCGTGAACACCGACGCCCGTGGCCGTGTCGTCATCGCCCGCAGCCCCCGCTACCACAACAACCTGTTCCCCTGGAAGAAGGTCGTCGCCCACTACGGCAACGCGATCCTCTTCGTCGGCATGAAGGAGGAGCACGAATCCTTTTGCAGGCAGTTCGGCGTCAAGGTGGAGCACAGGGTCACGAAGGACTTCCTCGACCTTGCCGGACTGATCGCAGGCTCCGACCTGTTCATCGGCAACCAGTCCAGCCCTTACTCCGTCGCGGAGGGGTTGAAACATCCGCGCATCCTGGAGTGCTGCCTGCGTGTCCCCGACTGCATCTACCCGAACGGCGGTCAAATCTGCTTCGACGGGAACCTTGATTATTTCCCGGCAGGAGGAGGAAAACCCAGGACGGACATTGAGAAGCCCGCCAAGTTCAAGAAGGAGGCGTGGTATGTCTGCCCTCCCGGCAAGTGGCAGTATCCAGGGTTCCGTCCTCAAAACGACCTCGCGGCCCTTGCGCAGATGGTGGCACGCGAGCAGGGTGTCAAGGCGTCCGACGTGAAGCAGGCCATCTACCAGCACAACTGCGAACGCCTGCCAGACTTCTTCACCGAACAGACCCCCGCCCTCTTTGAGAGGGTTCAGAAAGCAATCCGTAACGCACAATGATTATCGTCATCCCCATCGGCTCCACCAAGGAGCGTGAAACCCTGAAGCTGCTCACCGAGGCGATTGTCGCCCTCGGCCCCGTCAGCCAGCCTGTCCTGCTCGCCTCGGTGCCCTCCATGCTGCCGGATGCCGAAGCCGCCGCCAAGGCTTTGAAGGCCGTCTGCTCATCCGTGGAGGTGGTCAGCACCGAGAACGAGTTCGCCCATGGCTGGTTCAGGGGGCCGAACCGCATGTTCCACTGGGTCGTCACGCACCTTGAGGAGAAGGACACCAACCAGCCGTTCCTGTGGCTTGAAGTGGACGCCTGCCCCCTTGTCAAAGGCTGGGCTTCAAAGCTGGAGAAGGCCTACGAGGACGCCGGGATGCCCCACTTCGGGTTCGTCCGTCCGACCAACCACAAGAACCCAGACGGCAGCATCTACACCAAGCCGGGGGACAACATGCTTCTGGGCGTGTCGATCTATCCGCCGCACATGCTCAAGAATCCATCTCTGGCTCCGCTGCTGCGCAACCTGTCCATTGAAAGCGAGAAGGCCCACGCCCCCTACCCGTGGGACATCTACTGCCGGTGGCAGTTTTTCAAGAGGGGCGTCCACTCCACGTTCCTGATCTACGACCGCTGGTGTACGGTGAAATATAAGCGTGATTTCGGAGCTTTAACCTGCGAACCGCATCCTGACTTCCCGACTGCCCAGGGTGGCGTCATCCCAGCAGGAACGCTGCTCGTCCACGGGTGCAAGGACGACACGCTGCACCGGCTGGTCATTGCCGAGAACGCCGTCCCAACAGCCCCGGCGAAGCCTGTTCCACCCCCTCGTCCAGTCAAGATCAACGTAGTCCCTCCGGCCATCATCCAGCCGCACGAAGGCGGGGCGTCACGGTTCCACAAGATCGTTGACCCCTTGGAGAGGGTGAAGGCCGTCATCAAGGCCATGAACGACAACAAGATCCCTCCTCGGTTGACACAGGTCGCCAAGGCGGCGAAGCTCGACAAGGCGTTCGCCAAGGAAATCGTCCACAAGCTCGGCTACGAAGTCGTGTCCTGGGGAAAACTCGTCACCTCTGAAATCTAATGCACCAGTTCATCAAAGACCTTCAAGACAGCCCCAAAGTCCAGGCACGCCTTCGTCGTGACAAGGAGATTGAGGCTCGCACCCTTCACGTCGTCCAGGCGCTTCTCAACAGGCTTGACCCCATCCAGGGCGTCGGCAAGCTGGTGTTCCGCCTGACCACCGAGAACGACGAGGTGATTGCCGAGGTGGGCATCCGTCGTGAGGATCAGCCCTCCCTCATCCAGCACCCAGGCTCGTAGCCGGGCGTGATGCCTAGCTTCTCGTCAACCCGCTTGAGCACGTCCAGCGGGATTGAAGCCTTGGAGGCAAGGTCGCATCCGCAGGCGAGGCAGGACTTCCTGTACACGTCCTCGGCGCGGGGAACCTTCCTGCCACCCATCAGCTCGGTGATCTGCTTCGCCAGCCACCCGCACCCGCCACAACTGATCTGGCCTTTCTGAGGGCAGACGGCGCAGATGTCCAGACGGCGGCGGTGCTCCTCCTCGCTCACCAGTTCCGAGCCCTTGCGAAGCTCGTTCATCGTCCCCATGAAGCGTTTGATGTCGCTGCCGGTGAACCGCCTCTTGTTGGAGTAGTCCTCATCGACAGGGATCTTCGGGTTGGCTGCAATGACCGCCTGTTCAAGCTCGTCAACCCAGGTGGCCGGGAAGGGGATGTTGCAAGCCTCCCGGTGGTCGCGGACGCGCTTCACAAAGCCGTTCCAGTTCCAGTCCTGGATTTTGACGCCCGTCTCAGGCTGGACGTATGTCCACATCCCGGCGACGGGGTGGTTTTTGTTTCGGATGCGCTTCATTTTTCTCCGAGGAGTTCGTTCACCTTGTTGACCATGTTGTCCCAAGCCGTCTCATCCTTCTCGGCGCTTTTTCCCTGGAACGTGGTGCGAACACCCGTGACTCCGAGGCCCATGAGCAGAGCGGCGGTGGCGGGGTCGTCCTGCTGGGACCCCAGGATTTCAAAAAGCTGAGAAACCTGAAGGGGGATCGGGGCTTTGATGATCTCGCTCTTGATGTCCGTCTTGTTGCCAACAGGGTCTTTGCCAGCAAGCGCATTGATGATGGACGCCGTGGTAGGGGCGAGCTTGAACCGCAGGAACGAACCAATCAAAGAGTCGCCAGACATGGCCCCGTAACTCGGAGCACCTTTCAGCGGGGAATCCCTGAACAGGTCGAGCGGGCGGTCTCCTTCACGGAGGGGCTTGAGCTTGCCTTTTGCCGTGACGGTTTCCCCGGTCAGAAGCCTCGTCAGGAACACCAACGGCTGCTGGAAACCGCCGAGCAGGTCAATCCGGTTGTCATCGTAGCGCAGCTTGCCCGCGTCAGTGGCGCGGAAGTCCAGCTTGATCGGCTCATCATCCTCATCCTGACCAAGGGACAGCAGGAGCATGGCGATATACACCCCGAAGATGTACTTGGCGTACTGTTCGGCAATCAAAACCCTAGTCTGAGGAGACGCCCTCCACAAAGGGAGTCCGAGAGCCATCGCAAAGCGACTGATGCCGAACCTCGCGGCGAAGATGAACGTGTTCAGGAACGGAGCCGCCTGACTGAGGAGCTGATCTGCCTTCTTCATCTTGAACACCCCACGACCCGTGGCGTTGTTGATGAGGTTGGCGAGGGACTCAAGGTTCTCCTGCGTGGACTGCTGCGGGGGGCGGAAGATGCTCCCTTTAACGAGGCTTTCCTTCAGCACCTTGTAAGAGGTGACGCGGATCACGTCGAGGAGCGTCTTATAGGCACGCTCCGAACCGCGAACAAGACCGCCGCCGAGCAGCTTGGGCCACTTAGCCACAAGGCGGGTGGCGTATTGCTCCTCCATCTTGGACAAAGGGGCGTTTGGCCCTGCGTCCATCGCCAGATACAGACCGACGCGCTTCAATTCGCCGTCTTGGTATTCAGGTGTGTTGCGGAGGCGTTCCTGAACCTCTTTCTCCCCTTCTTCGGTTCGCATGGCGCGAAGCATGTCGGGGATGGCCTTCATGGCGATCCTCGGATTGCTGAACAGAATGAAGTTACCCTGGTTGGCAATGGCAGACAAGTCAGCGGTCGCCGTGATGACGCGCTGGAGGCTGAACAAATCACCGATGAAGTCGAACGCCTTGCGGAGGCTGGAACGGTTTTTCAACCTCTCCTGAAGCATGATGTCCGCCACACCCATCTTGGCGTCGTCGAGCCTCTTGAGTTCGGACGCCAGCGCGTCGTTGAACTTGCGGGCTTCCTTGACTTTCGGCTTGTAAGTCCCGTTGCGGAGCTTGTCGGCCATGTCCTCGTAATACTTGGTGCGTGTCTCAAGGTATTTGCGGTCGCGCTTGAGCTGCTCCATCACGGGGTCTTTGGCAGCCTCGGCCTTCGCCCTACGCAGGTCGAACATGACGGAGCGAAGGGAATTACGCTCTGCGCGGAGGTTCCTCAGCTTGGCGTTTTCGGTGAATGAAGGCTCGCGCCTCTTGGCGTCAATCTCGCCCCTGTTGATACGGTCGTTCAGGTCATTGATCGACTTTTCGGCGGATGCGATGGCGGCGTCCAGGAGGTCTGCCTCGGACTTCGTTTTCTTACCGAACCTCTGCTCTTTGACCTCGGCAAGGCGGTCACGAAGAACTTTCTGCCTCGCCTTCAGGCGGATGATCGTCGGGGTGTTCTCAGCCTTTTGAGCAGGCTGAGGATAGAAGTTCGGGTCTTGAAGCTCCTTGATCTCGGTCTCAAGGCCCTTGATGCTGCGTTCAAGAATCCTCTCGGCACGCTCGTTGATCTCGTCCTGGGTGAGGTAGGGCTCGCCCTCAATTTCCAGACGGAGTTCGTCCATCGCCTGCTTGAGTGCGTCACGCTCGTTGAGAAGAACCTGAATCTGCTCGTTGATGATCGGATCAGATTCAGGCTTGGTGATGTCCTTGTTCGCCAGCTTTTGACGAAGGGAGACAATCTCCTTGGCAATCGACTTCATCCGAGCCTTGGCCTTGTCCTGGAACGACGGCTGCTTCGGCGGGTCAATCTCGTCCAGTTTTGCGCGAAGCACCTTTGCCCGATTTTCAAGGTCGGCGGCTTCGACGTCACGGGTCACTTCCTTGGTGGACTTGGCGTCACGCTTCTTGGCGGCGATCTGCCTGTCAAGGTCCGCGATGCTGTTCCGCAGCCTGGACTTCACGATGTCGAGGGGCGTCTTGACCGCCCGATTGCCTGAGGCCATCTCCAGGCCGTTCTCCTTCATCAGGCGATACAGCTCCTTCTGGGCCGCACGGACGGCATCGGTGGCGGCGTCGCGCTGCTTGCCCGCACGAAGGGGGGCAATTTTGCGCTGGGCGTCCTCGATCTTGGAGGCGTATTGGGCCAGGGTGCGAAGCTCACGCACCTTCTTGGCAATGTCGCCGCCAGAAGGGAACAGGGGCCTTCCGTAGCCGGAGAAGCGGTCACGAACTTGACGTTCGGTGACGTCGGGAATCTGCTTCTGAATCTCCTCCGTGACGGACTTCATCACGTCCTCGACCTTGGTCATCCCCTTCTGCACACGGTCACGCACCATGAGGTAGATGTCACGGGCGGTCACGTCGTCAAAGGTGGCGAAAACCTTGTCCTCGTCGGCTTCTTCGACATCGGCTTCCTCGTCGGACTCAGCAGCCTCGGTTTCCTTGCCTTCAGCTATGATGCCCTTCAAGTTGCTGTCGTAGTACGCCTGCGACGCCTGACGAATTTCTTCGAGCTGGTCATCCGTGTACTCAGTGAACTCAGGGTTTTCACCCCGCATTTCAATCATCCATTGAGCAGCGTTGCGGACGCCCTCGGCAATTTTGATCGCCCCGAGAAGAACGTCGTCAAAGGCGTCCAGCAAGGCGTTGAACAGGAAAGGGTCAGCCATGACCTTTTTCCTTCTTTCGGCGCGACGAGCACGGATCTTTTCTTTCCAGATGGCGAGCGACGATTTCCCTCCCTTTCCTGCCTTGGATGCAACTTTGACAGCCTCTGATGCCTCTTTGTTGGCCCTCTCAACCGCCTGCAACTCCTTGACGAAATTGGCTTTCATGTAGGCCATCATGTTGTCGATGGTCTCCTGAAGCCTTGCGTTCTCCTCACGGGCGGAGCGGAGTTCTTCAATTTTCTTCTCGGCGTCCAGGATGGCCTCGCTCAAGGTTCCGAGCTTTTTGGTCTGCTCCTCGTTGGGGGAGACGCCACCTGACGCCTGACGGAATTTGCGAACCAGACCGTCCTTTGAGAAGTCCTGCTCGATCAGCACGCGCATCAAACGAAGGGCGCGGCCAACGTCGCTGATTCCAAGGGGGAGAGCCTGCTGGGCATCGTCGTAACGTGCGACGGCCTTCTGATAGTTGTCCTGAAGGGCTTGATTCTTCGGGTCTGCCGAGGCGGCGTTGTCGGCCATGTCCACGGCATTGCGACGGTTGGCGATCTCGATGCCCAGGATGGCGATTTCAAGCGAGTTGAGCGACCTCGGACGGGTGTTCACCATGTCCACAAGGGCGTCGCCAACCAAGGGGTCTTTCTCAAACTCCTGCATGGCGAGGTCATACATCTGATCGTCGCCAATCGCCTTCTGGATGGGCTGCGCGAGCGGAGGAAGGCCGAGGCGTTTGCGCTCCTCGTCCATCGCGGAACGGCGCAGATCAACGACCTCGGCGGGACTGGCTTTCCCGGTAGGGGTGACTTTCGGCGTCTCCTGTTTTGGCTCGGAACGAGCAAGCGGGGGAGCGGCGACAGGTGCATCCGCAGGAGCGGCAGGCGCAACCTCACCCAGCACCTCGTTCACCTTGCTGGCGTCGTCCATCCCGGCGAACTTGCCGTCGTCCATTTTCTCCGCAACGGCGTAGTCGCGCACAGCGTTGTAAGCTGATTTGAGGTAGGGACGGACAGCTTCACCGAATTCTTCAACCATCCTGGCGGAGAAGTCGGCAAAACCTTTGACTCCACCTTCAATGTAGAACCCAGCCTGATACACCGCAGCCTGGAAAAGCTCGGCGTCAAAGATGGGGACGTTGGCCTGACCGAGCTTACGGCGAAGAACCTTGCTCGCTTCCTTGCTTCCTTCCACGGTGAACAAGGTGTTGGTTGAACCGAACGAAGCAGGAAGAGGTTTGGCTTCAGGTGCTTTTTCGCCTCGGATGTCAGCCGTTTCGGTTTTGAATCGCTGGGAAAGTGGGATCACGTTGCCGGACTCGTCGTAGGTTACTGGGTCGGCGGATTTGAGTTGTGCGGGATCAAAAACGACAACTTCTTCTATTTCTCCATTTTCAGTTGCGGTGAAGGCTGAATCTTTGCGATGACGTTTCAGTATTTCCAAATCTTTATCAGTGACAAGTATTGGGAAGGATTTGCTTAACCCGTAAATCTCCCTTTGCTCCTGGGCAAAATCAGTTCCGCTTGCTCCAAAAATGCCAACGGGGTTTAGCATTTTTGCGTAAAGGCGAATGGTTTTCATCCTGGCCTCTGTTGCAGCGTATTTCTCTTTTGAGATTTTACGCTCGTATTCCAGCGTGTGCGCAATGTTCGGGCCTTTGCCTCGCGCTTTTTTGTCGAGATACAACTTTTCCGGCTCTAGCCATACACCTTTACCGCTCCAACCTGCATCGCTGAATGGTCGTTTGTATCCACCCATTTTGAACACAGTAAAGTCGCGGAACGTATGATGAACAAGGGGCAACGATGTGTCGTAATTAGCCTTCTCCGCCGCCTCATCCGCCATGCGCTGCGCCTTGGCAGCAGCTTCTGGATTGCGCTTAACCCACGCTTCAAAAACAGCCTTTCGTTCGTTTTGGGGTGAGCTTTTTAGCAGTTGAATTAAACTGTCGTTTCCGTTGTCCCCAGCCTCAACGGCAGCTAGGTATTCGGCGTCTTTCTCCAAGAGCTTTTGAAACTCATCGGCCTTGATGGCGTCGTCCATCCCTTCAAACTCGGCGATGTCGCGCACGCCGTTGTAGAGTCCCTTGATGTAGGGGCGGATGCCTTCACCAAACTCCTTCACCATGCTAGCGGAGAAGTCGGCGATGGAGCGGACGCCTCCTTCGATCAGGAAGCCAGCGTAGTTGGTGGCGGCGGCAAACAGCTCAGGGTCAAACGCTGGGGCGTTTGTCTGCCCCAGTTTGCGCTTGATGATCTTGCTGGCCTCCTCGGCCTTCTCCTTGGTGAAGATGGTGTTGGTGGAGCCGAACTCGGGTTCCGAAGGAGTGACAACATCTTCGGGCTTTTTACGCCTATACGTTTTCCAAGTTTTGTCTGTGGGCAACGCCCCGTAAACTTTGCCCCCCATGCGTACCTCGGCTTCAAATGCCAGCTCTTGAAGTCTCGAAGCGTTTTCTTGAAAAGCTACGGACAGCTTGTCAGTTTTTTTGAAAGTTTGGTCAGGCGTTTCATTTCCACGCCCTGCTGCGATCATCTCTTCAGTGATCTCGTCGCGCCGCTTACGCAGCTTATCCCTTTCCTTGTTAATCTGACTGTTAGTCAGAGTAGAAGCGTCTGGCAAAACTTTCTTCTTTTTCGCCAAAGCCGCCCCCGGTTCACCCCCAGGGACGGCCTTCTCAGCCCTTACTTCTTCACCTTCACGGCCCCGCTGTGAAGCTCCTTCTTGAGCTTCGCCTTCTGGGCGGGTTTGAGGGGGCTGGCCTTGGACAGGAGGAGGCCCACCTGCTTCTTCGACTTGGTTTTGGATGCTGGCATCTTGGGGTTTTGGGGTTGTGGTTTGGGGGGCCGTCTCGGGTGACGGCAAAGGTGCAGAAAAAGGTTTCGCAAAAGGATTTACCAGCTCAACAGAATAGCCCTCCAGAGGTATTTCGGAATATTCTCGTCCTTCAAATTCAACGGGAGGTGAAAACCCTATAACCCAAGAGCCTTTGACTTTTTTTACGGACGAAACCTCACGCTCATAAGGGCCATAAAAGGTCGTAAATCGAAAATTATCACCAGGCTCTACTTCCTTCGACAGATCAGCATACACTGGGGCTTCGGCTTTTACACGATCTTCATTAGCCTGAGCTTCCGTCAAAAGGGCATTATACTGGCGAAACACAACCTTGTCGTCCTCCGACATGTTTTCGAGGAGCTTCTTGGGGATAGCTTCTCTCTTGTCATTAGCGGCTTGAAACAACTTTCTGATTTCAAAGAGCTTTTGTCCTATGTCTAGGTTGGTCATCCCTTCACCCTGCTCCGTCACCGCCTCCGGCGCAACAGGTTTTTCTGTTTCTGGAAGAGGTTTTACTTCCTCCGCAGCCCCCGTGACGACCGGAGCCTCTGCAATCGGTGGCTCTGCTGATACAGGCTGCTCGGGGGCGGCGGTTTGTGTCTCACCTTCGACGGGCAATTCGGCTTGCTGTTCACTGATGGGGGGTGTTTGAGAGACAACGGGCGTCAGTCCTGCTGCTTCAGGCTCAGCAGGCGCTTCTGGTGCCGGTGCTGGCGGTTGTTCTGACACCACGGGCAGGTCCCGTGATTCCGGCACGACTTGTCGAACGCCCGGCTCTGGCGATACGGTTGCTTGCGGCTTCTGCTCATCAGGTGCGGCGGGGGCGATGGGTTCTTCCTTCAGCACCGCAGCGGTGGCTGGCAGCACGTCTGCATTGGCTTCGACAGCGGCGGTGACTTTCTTCTCCAGCTCGGTGAGAACGGTCGGGAGGGGCATCTTACCGGATTCAACGGTGACTGCCTCGGCGGCGGAGACGGGGGCTTCTTCTTTCTGAGAAGAAGGCAGCAGAGTGCCGATGCCTCCAACAACACCCCCCGCAACGCCCCCGAGGGCTGCGGCTTCACCAGCACCTTCAAGGATGCCAGGAGTCTCGATGCCTGCGGGTGCCAACAGCTTTGTGGCTATGTTGCCGCCGACCTGGGCCAAGGATTCTTCCCCAGCCTCGGTGCCGATGGCCTTCACAACCCCGCCAGCGCCTTTTTCAAGAGTGTCTCCAAGGAGCTTCCGAACAGGGGCAAGTTCAGTTCCAAGGCCGAACGTGTATTTCTCGGTGAGTCTTTCAATCGCCCCACCAAGCAGAGCGCGAGAGTAAGCCGACAGACCTTCCATGCCATACTGTTCGGCGGCCTGACCGCCTTCACGGGCACCACTCAGGAAGCCAGAACCAAGGAGCGTCCGTCCGGCAAGCTGAGTTCCAGCAGCGGCAGCTTCGGCAGCGCCAAGACCGCGAGCCACAGCAGCGCCTTTGCCGAGAGCGCCTGCAACACCACCTGTGCCTAGCATACCGATTGCCTGGCCGACAGCCCCAGCGGCTTTCTGGGAGAACTCTTGCTGGTAGGCCGGGTTGACAGGGAGCATCTTTTCGATGTCCCGCTCAATGTCCGCGCCCACTTCTTTCAGCCCTGGGCCGATGACAGGCTCGGCAAGATAGCCAACACCCCCGATTGCGCCGGGGATGATGGACAACGCCCCTCGCCCTGCACTCGACAAAGCGCTGCTGACACGGCTTTGGCCTGTGTCCTCAACTTCCGCCGCCTGGGATTGAGCGACTTGCTGGTAGTAAAGGGCAAGCTGGCGTGCCCCTTCGACATCCCCCGCAGCATCGGCGTTCTTTAAAGCTGCTGCGATCTGGTCAAGGTTTGCTGTCATTTTTTGGGCAGGTATTTCTCCAGCAGTTTAGTCACTCCCGGGTCAGCCGCAACTGTCGAAGATGCCTTCTTGCCCTTCAGGCGTTCTTTGGCCCAGACTTCCAGAAGCTCCTGATTGGTGACATCCTGCGTTCCCCAACGCTCGTTCTCAGGTTCTGAGAACGCCACGTCAAAGGGGGACAGGCCGAGCTTCCGAAGGACGAACTCTTTGTACCTCTCTGGGACGGCCCCGGCACCCGTGTCCACCAGTTGAGCCCCGGCTTCAATAGGCGCACCCTTGTTTTCCACGATGGCCTGCGCAACAACGTCCAAGTCCTCGGGGGCGTAGCCGCGAAGGATGTTCCTCTCGACGGTGTTTTTGGCCTGCGTCCAGGCTGAACCGATCTTCTGCTTGATCTCCTCATCCCGCGACTTGGCCGCCTGACGAGACGCACGCTGCTCGGGCATCAGAACTTCCTCGGTGACTTTCTCCTCGACAACAGGGGTGGTGGAGGCAGCAGCCGGAGGCGGTGCAGCGGCGGCTTCCTGCTGCGCCTTGAGGGCGGAGGCACGTTCTTCGGGACTGAGCATGCTGAGTCCGACCATCTGCTCATACTGGTTCCTCAGATTGACGAGTTCAGGGTATTTGTATTGGCCCTTCTTGTCCTTCTCAAAACCTGTATCCCCCTCCTCCACCTGATCCTTTTTGAGTTCGATCAGCTTCTCCATCCGACTGAGATGGCGGTCAATCTCCTGCGAGCCACGACCCGTCCCACCTTCTTTCTTGGCCTTGGTGATGCGGCTCGCCACGGCAACGGGGTCGAACATGCCGTTGACCTGGAGGCTTTGATACTCCTCACGGGGAACGTCCGCCTCGGCAAGGGCGACGGCGTACTTGTCATTGTGCTCGTCCGCCCGGTAGGCTTCCCAGGCGTCGTTCGCGGACATGCCTTCCTGCAACATGCGCTGCTGGAACCGGGAGGCGTGGCGGGGGTCGGCAATCTTTTTCAGGAAGGCAGGCCCAAGAACCTCGTCAGACTGAGAAGGCGCGACCTGCTGACGGAACTGCCGATAATTGGACAGACCTTCAAGGCCCCCGCCAAACACCTGCGGGTTCCGCAGAAGCTCCTGATTCATCTGCTCCTCCGTCATGCCTGGAGCCTGCCCAAGGATCTGATTGGCAATCTGCTCCGCCTGCTGCCTGCGCATCTCGGCCTCCTGCTGGCGCTGCATCTCCTCTTCCTGCTGGAGCATCACACGCGCAGCAGGCGAGAACATCGTGTTGGCCGATGACCCTGCGGTCTTGTTGAAATAGCTGGTGAGCGGCACGCTGCCGAAACCGAACATCTGCTGGGGGGTGGGTGCTGGCATGGTCAGGCTCCGATATACGTTCCTTTGTCCCCCATCAAGCCGAGGGGGATGATGTTGAGGGAAATTCGTGCTCCTCCTCGGGCAGCCTTGGCCTCCTGGTTGAGGTAGTTGAGCCCCGTCGTGAACGCGGCCTGGGCCATGTCAATCTGTCCTGCCTTCTCGTAGGCCAGAGCCTTCAACCCGTAGCGCAGGGCCGTCTGGTTGCCCGGGATCACCCAATCCGTCTCGTTGCGCAGAGGGACGAAACGGCGGTGGCAGATGAGCTGAATCGCCTCGTTGAGGACGCCCGTCTGGTAACGGCGGTAATGGGGGCGGGTTTCTCCCGGCCAGTAGGTGCTCAGAAGAACAGGCGTCCCGTCGTTGATGACCGAGAGCGTCCACTGGGCAACAATCGTGCTAGCGGCCTGGATGCCTGTCACCTTGGAGAAAGTCTGTGACGTGGTGACGGTCGGGTTGGCCGTCGTGACGTTGATGCCAAGCGAGCCGTCGGAGGAGTAGATGTCGTTGCCGTTCTCGTCCTCACCGAACAGGCGGATGGTCTTGGCCGCGTCCGAAGCCGTGGTGATCGTGATGCGCAGCGGGCCAGCGTCCACAATGTCAACCTGCGTGGGGAAACCGTCGCCAAGATCGACCATCACGCCCGTCCAGTTGTCGGCGTCGGGGATCTCGCCGGGGCCGGATTCGGAGAACTCGTAGAACTGCGTGAAGATGGGGCGTGGCACCTTCTGATAGCGCATCACCAGCACAGATTGATACCAATAAGGCAGGGAGATGTAGTTCCTTCCGTCAACCGGCAGCGTCACCCTCGGCGTCGCACCCTTCCACTTCCCCGAGTTGATGTACCGCTCCACAACCTCGTTGAGGGCGGGCAGGAACAGGACCGAGTTGATGTCCGTCGCATCGACCTCGGTGTAAAGGGCGGTGCGGCAGTCTGCGACGGTGAGGCGGGTGTCCATTTACTTCTTTCGGTTGCGCAGGATGCTGTTGATCTTCTCTTTCATGTCCTCGTCCTCCTGGACGGCAATTCCCGCGACGGCATCCGTGGCGTATTTGCCGTCGGGGCGCATGGTGCGGGTCTTGGGGTCGAGCTTGTGGGAGCCGATACGCTCGGGCATCCAGATGTTGTGACCAAAGGATTTGCCAGTGTTGACGTATTTCCTCGGCCCGAGGGTGCTCAGGGAGGAGAGGCGTTTGGACAGGCGGGCAATTTCTTCTTTGGTGGGCATGTCAGCGTTTGAGCAGAGGGTTCTTCATCGGGAACTTGGACATGTTCTTGTTCATCGCCGCGCTCATGGCCGGGGTGTCCTTCTGCGGCTGGAACCTGTCACCCGCACGGGCGATGCCGGGCTTGTTGGCAAGCCCTTGCAGCACCTCAGACGCAGGCTTGCCGTTGATGAGACCCTCCTTGCGTGGCGCGCCTGGAGGAAGGAACGTGGATGAACCGGAGCCGTACTTGCCAGAGATGGAAACAGTGTCCCTTTTGCCAATCGGCGTCTCGCCGGAAGCCATGGACGCCTGCCTGCCGGGGGAGTACTCAACACCCATGCCCGAACGATAGGTCGTGGTCGGGATGTCCCCCGTCGCCTGACCGAGCATCCGTTTGGCGTCCACCTGCTCCTGAAGAGCGGCACGGTTCTGGGTTTTCTGCTGCTCGGTGACTCCCGTGAACCCAGGGCGATACGGCCCACGGTAGGCGGGCGTTTGGACCTCCTGGGAAGGAGACTGGCTCATGGCCTGATTGCGCTGGGATACGGCTGCACCGAAGCCTTCGAGGGCCTGACCGCTTTTGAAGAACCCTGGGTTCTGCTGATACATGCTCCCCAAAGGCTTGCCGAGGGACGAAAACTGACCGGGTTTGACCCCCCTCGTCATAGAGTTGATTTGCGACGAGGCGGAGGACATCAACCCCCCGAAATCCTGCGTCGGCATCAGGTTTCCAGACTCATCCGCCCGCATGCCTATCTGGTAAAGTCCCATGGCCGCCTCCTGCGGCGTAGGCTGGGCGTAAGTCGGCTCAAACGAGGGCATCTGAAAACCCTGGTTCTGGGAAAAACCGCGAATCTGGTTTCCGCCACGACGGGGTGCGTAGGGATTGCGAAACACCGGAGGACGGTAATCGTTGGGAGGAGGCATGGCTGGGGCGAATTTTAGTTGACACGCCCCTCTACGTCAAAGCCTTTCCACGGAGACAATGCGTGCCGCGAAGATGCCTACTGAAGGGGGTGTAAGGAACAGAGGGGTTACATTTTGCCTGACGTTCACCTGGTACTGCCTTATAATCGGGGCGTACGACAAGTCGGAGTAGTCCCCTTCGGAGTAAAGCCCGATGGTGAGACGCAAGCCTCCGTAGTATATCTCCGGCCCTGTATCGTCGGAGTAGGGGTACCCATTTTCAGTAGATGTCATGCGCAGCCACAATGTCTTTGTGCGGACATAGTTTTCTGGCGGCCCTGAATCAATGATCTGAGTCCCCTCCCAGAAAAACGTCGGTAGTATAAGCCCGCTGCGGGTAAACAATGCCGCTGGCCTTTCAGGGGTGTCAAACCCGTCGGAAGACTGAATGCTGCCTTTCAAAAGGTATTCCCATGTCGGCTCAGGGGTGGATGTCGGCTCAACTTCAAAAGGGTCAATGCCAATCGCCTTGTCCAGCACGGTGACGTAATCACTCGGTTTGGGGCGCAGGCCTTCGATCTTCTCTGCGATCATGGACGACACACGGGAACGCCACTGGAGGTACTGTTCATACTTCATCTTCGCCGCCCTCCTTTCTCCCGACCAGGGTGTTGAACCCCTGGACAATCAGCGTGCCGTCGTTCAGCGGTAGCCACTGGATGTCCCGCACAGCCTCCCAGATCATCTGGGGAAGCTCGCCAAGGCACGCCGCCGTCTGCTGCGGTGGCGTCATCTTGTTCCATTGTTCCTCAGAAATCATTGGTGGCGATGAGGGGTGAGGGGCCTGGCAGAACGGTCACATCAGTCGAGGCAGGCAGGAACCGGAACAGGTCGAAGGCGTTGCGTATCACCTCCTCCGTCCTGTCCATCAGGGCGTCAAACTGAATGGGGTCATCCTGCTTTCCGAACAGGGCGTCCTCATGCTCTTCCTGCTGCTCGGTCATGCGGTGAAGGTGGATGTTGCCCCGACGGTCGGGCTGGTGGCGTTCACTGCGTTGTAGATGACAGCCCGGTATTGATAGACCTGCCCGACCGTCAGCCCGCTCACCGTGGAGTTGAGCGTGACATTGGAGAAGCCCGAGGTGCTCTGCGTGGCGGAGGTGAGCCACGTTGTCGAGGCGGACAGCTTGTATTCAAAGTAGGCAACCGCCGTGTCGTGGTTCGCCTTGAACGTTCCGCTCAGGTTCCTCGCCCCGACGCCCGCCGAGGAGTTACTGCCCGTTGTGCAGGTGGGCAGGCCGACACCGTTGCCGTAGAGCAGGATGGTGTAGGGGTTCTTGGTTCCCGGCACCGTGGACGAGACGCTCAAGGTGACAGGTCCTCGCTGGTTGGTGCCAGTCGGCGTGAACCTCACTGTCATCGTGGTCGTGCCGCCTGCCGCAAGGGTGGCGGCGGGGGCGCTGGTGATGCTCCATTCCCCACCGACCGAGGCGGAGATGGATGAAAGCGAGGCATTGCCCGTGTTGCGCAGGGTGAACACCCTGTCTGTGTTCTGCCCGGGCAGCGTCCCAGGATAGGTGACAGTCCCTCCATCCGCAATCGTGGTGCCGACCGGGTATTCAATCGCCAGATCCGCCACGGGCAGGCTGGAGAAGGCGACCGTCTCCTCAATGAATGAGGACGAACCATTGTTGCGTCCGCAGGGAACCAAGGCGTATGCGGACAGAGTTCCTGAGATGGGGAGGGATATTCCAGACAATTCCCATCCCCCGTCAATCCGCGTCCCTTGACCGAGTGTGACCGCCGTGGCCGAGCCTGTCGGGTAGTAACGGAACACGACCTGGGTCGTCTCAGGCAGCGTTCCTCCCCGCAACCATTGGACGTGCGCGGCGCTGACCACCGAAAGCACGGATGATGTGGCATCATTGTCGTTGTAGAGGCGGGCAAGGTTTCGCGGGGTTCCCCCTGCAAATGTCATGCCACCGCCTCCTACAAGAACCTTGCCATCCGTCTGCACAGCGAGCCCTATCAGGGTGCCTGACGCATCTGCGATAAACGTCCCATCTTCCGCCCCGTCATCCGCAAGCAAGCGGGTAAGCGCCCCCGATGAAGCCGACCGCAGCACAAGAACCTTGGTGTCCGTCTGAACTATCGTGCTCAATCCCGTGGACGAGTTTGACGCCGGTACAAAACTTGAATCCAGTGATCCGTCCGTGTTCAAGCGCCGGACAGACGTCGAGGCGTTTGTCGTGGACACGATGATTTTTCCATCTGCTTGCACGGATATGGTTTGAACCTGCCCCGCAAGCGTAAGCGTGGGGGACGTGAATGACGTGTCAAGCGACCCGTCTGTGTTCAGACGGACGAGGTAGTACATTGAAGAGCTTCCGTTGACGTAGAAAAGTCCGCCGACGAGTATTTTGTTGTCCTCTTGAAGTGCTATGGAAAGAACCACCCCGGTTGTGAAAACGGCGGAGAAAGCCGAGTCAAACGTGCCCGATGACGTCAGCCTTGCCAGATGGGTCGTTCTCCCCCCGATAGCCGTGACGCTTCCGCCGACATACACACTCCCGTCTGAGGCTGGAACAATGGCGTTGATCCCTGTTCCCGTGGTGCTCAGTGAAAAGGACGAATCCAACGTCCCGTCAGCATTCAAACGTGCGATACGAGGCTTCGACACGCCGTGAACAGTGGTGAAAGTTCCCCCGATAAGCGTTTTTCCAGAAGCAAGCAGCGCGTAGCACCTGACGTCCGCGTTCGCTCCTGAACCTGCTCTCGGCTGAAGGACGGCGCTGCTGTTGAGCTTGGCGTAGCGACCGACAGCAACTGCATTCAAGGTGGTGAAGTTGCCAAAAGGATATGAGTTGTCCGAAGAATCCGTCGCCAATCCGTTTGCGGTGCTGTTCGCCACAGGCACCCAGGTGTCGTCCAGCGTGCCCGGTCCCGGAGTGGCTTCACCCGTGATCGTGAAGGTGAACGGGTCTTCGTCAGCATCATCATTGTTAATCGTCACCGTGGCGGTCTTGCTGCCGCTGGTGGTGGGGTCGAACACAAGCTGGAACGTGACGGACTGCCCCGGGGCAACCGGCGTGGTAGGCTGGGCTGTCAAAGACCACTGGTTCGCATTCGTGCCCGATATTTGAACATGGTTCGGGCCGTTGGTCAGGTTCAGGTCGGCCAGACCGACGTTGGAGATTGCCACCGTGATCGGCGTCGTGGTGCCAACCTGCGTGTCGTCAAAGTCAACGGTGCTCACACCGTCCTCCAGCACCGTGCCGTTGACGGACACCTCGATCTCAGGGTCAACGCTGAAGGAGACGACGGTTTCCTGGATGCCTTCCGAATGCGAGTCGGTCGTATATGCACGTCCGCGCATAAGTCCTGAAGTCGTCAGGGTCGTGTCAGGCACGAAATCCCAGCCCCCGGCGATGGCGGTCAGGGTTCCTGGAACGTCCGTGTAGGTCGTGCCGCCGTCCGTGCTCACGGCGAACTCGACCGTCTGCGTCTCCTGCATGGAACCGCCCCGCAGCCAGCGAACGAGGTCGGCGGTGATGACGGAGAGGGTGGAGTCGGCCTCATCATTGTAGAGACGGGCGATAAAATTCCTCGCCGTTCCGCCGACCGATGTGAACAGCCCACCAATGATCGTCTTTCCGTCGCCCTGATTGGCCGTTGCATAGACAAGGGCGTTGGAGTTCGGGTTGTAGGCATCCTCGACAACGAGGTCGGACTGGATGCGGGCGATGCGGTTCCTCGCCACTGACGCCACCTGCGTGAAAGCACCTGCGACAATCGCCTTCCCGTCCGTCTGCGCCATACCGACGTAGCTGTCGTTGTTGCCGTTGACAGGGGGATTGACCGCAACGCCGTCCTGGCCCACAACGACGAGGTTCGACCTCGGGTGCTCGTCATACTGCGTGAAGTCACCCCCGGCCATGAGGTTCCCGTTGGAGAGGACGGACACCCACCTGCCAGCCGCGTTCAGACCGTAGTCCGGGGCGAAGGAGGTGTCCGTGGTGCCGTCCGAGTTGAGGATGGCGATGCGGTTCGGGATGCTCATGTGACGGCTATTTTAAGGCCTCACCGCAGACGGGCAAGCCATAAGTCAAACTCAGGGCAGCGGACTTCTCCGACGTGGTGGTAGGGCAGGAAGTGAGCGCCAAGGATGGCCGAGCAATACCTCCGCTGGGCTTCCAGGTTGTTCTGGTGCTCGAAAAAGTGCGTCAGACGGGACAGGTCGGAGGCGCATTCAAAGGTCGCTCCTGATCCCGTGAACGCCCCCGTGCCGAGGGTGGCGACGGGCAGACCGAGCAGGCAGGCCTCCGATGCGCAGGTGGAGTTGACCGTCACCATGCCCGAGCACTGGGGGAGGAGTGTCTGGAAATCACCTGACAACGACCACTCGCAGCCATCCGGCGGAGGCAGATCCGCAAACTGCTCGCGCTCACGGGGATGGGGGCGAATGAGCACCCCCCTGCTCCTGGGCAGGTGCTCCAGCACCTTGTTGATGGTGAACACCACCTTGTCCCCACGGGGGGACGCCGGGTATTCAAAGTTAATGTTGCAGTCCTTCCGGCATTGGAGCGTCACCAGAACAGGGCCGTCCGGGGTCCCCCCTGAAAAGGCATCCCACCCAAAATGCCTGCGGGCGAAATCGCCCAGGTCCACGTCATATGAGGAGTTCCAATGACCAGACACGCGCAGGTTCGACTGCGAGAAGAAGCCACGACTGTCAACGAACGCCCCCGCCTTCTGGCAAAGGAGGGAGTTCTCGATGTGGAGCACGTTGTTCCCCCAGTTCGTTGTCCAGGAGTGGGGCATCCGGCACTGCCATGTGATGACGTTCGCGGAGGACTTGAACGCCTCTTTGTAGCTCGCCGTGGACTGCGTGACGTTGTGCCATGCCACCTCCGCTCCTGCGGCTGCGCATCGCCCCTCGATCCAGGGCTTCAGGTCTGACTTGAGAACGATCTCGGTGACGAGGGCGGACACCTGTTTCATAGGACGATCTTGAGGACTTCCCGAACAGCAAACGCCGGGTCACCCCATGCTCCTTCAATGTGGTGAACAAATCCGGATTTCTGAGCCTCCATTCTGCCATGGCATCCCTGCTTGTATGACTGCCCTGGGATGACCCCGACAGGCGACCCCCAAAGGACGATCAAAGGAACCCTGAGCAGGATGGCGAGATGCGCCAAACCGGAGTCCGTTGACACCACGAAGCGGGTTTTGAGCATGTGCGCGGCAATGTCTCGCAAATCCTCGACGATGGGGATGCCGCAGTCGAAGGACATATCAGCCTTGCCAACCGCCTTGATGGTCAATCCTGACGCCTGAAGGTCATGCGCCATGAGATTCCACCCTCCCCAGTCACGGTGACCGGAACTGTTCGGTTTCTTCCTTGGCACGGTCAGAACGTCCGTCCTGTCCGCCTGCCTGTCTGGAACCTGCACGAAAAACCCTGGGGCCTCTTCGTACTCCCTGCTTATGCGGATGAATTCTGCCCCTGGATATGCACCTTTCAACGTCTCCACGACCGCCCGCTCACCGTGCCCGTCCAGACGCTCGTCAACATGCACAAAATCCGTGGCAGTCGGGAAAATAAACTCCCACGCCTCGGGGCAGCAGACCGTCAGCCTGTCGCATTTGATGGACGGCACCCTTCGAGCCTTGAAACTGATTACGTCCCCGAGGCAGAACCTCTCTGGAATCAGAACGACGTGCCTCATGGCGTTGGCGACGGAGACGGGCTAGGTGAAGGGCTCGGGCTGGGAGACGGGGAAGGCGAAGGAGACGGAGAGGGACTTGGCGATGGAGTCGGCGTCGGGGTAGGACTTGGCGAGGGGCTTGGGCTAGGCGACGGGCTAGGTGACGGACTTGGGCTCGGAGAAGGCGAAGGACTTGGCGACGGACTCGGAGAAGGCGAAGGACTTGGCGACGGACTTGGCGACGGGGAAGGACTTGGCGACGGGGAAGGACTTGGCGACGGGGAAGGACTCGGGCTAGGAGAAGGTGTCGGACTCGGCGTGGGTGACGGGGTAGGTGAGGCATCGAACCAATCCCCCACCACAACAACCCTGCCATCATTCAAAATCTGGACGCCATAGACAGACCCCGGGCTGGCGACCGAACCGATCTCACTGGTGAAAGTGCCGTCCAGGGTGCCGTCGGTGTTCAAACGTGCCAGATACGCCTTGGCCCCTCCGCCGATGTTGAGGAAGTCACCCCCGACAATGACCTTGCCGTCGTCCTGGATGGCGAGGGCGTTCACATCACCATCCGCGTTCGGGTTGAACCCCGCGTCGATGGCACCCGTGTCATCCACCCGGGCGATGTAGTTCCTTGCGTTCCCTGCGACCGACGTGAACCCGCCGCCAAGGATGATGCTGCCGTCGTCCTGGATGGCGACACAGTTTACCGTGCTGTTGGTTCCAGGGTTGAACGTGGCATCCAGGGTGCCGTCGGTTTCAAGCCGGGCGATGTAGGCCCTGGAGCCACCGGCAATCGTGCCGAACTGACCGCCGACAACGGCCTTGCCATCGGGCTGAATCGCCACGGCGAACACCGCCCCGTCGGCGTTCGGATTGTAGGCCAGGTCAACGGCCCCCGGCGCTGTCGGGCTTTGGGAAACGCCCGTCAGATTGACCGTGAAGGGGTTCTCGTCGGCGTCCGTGCTGGTGATGGACAACGTGGCGGTGCGCGTGTCCGTGCTGCTGGAGTTCACCACCGGGTCAAAGGTGACGGTGAAATCCACATACGCCCCTGCCGCAAGCTCAGTCACCGTGATTGGCACCGAGAACGTGTAGTCCTCAGCGTTTGACCCTGTGATGCTGCCCGCAATGCTGCGAAGCGTGGTGTTGCCGACATTACGCAGGCGAAACACCTTGTCCGCGCTGCCTGTGGTGACGGTGCCGAAGTTGATCGTGCTTGACCCGTCAACAAGGATGGTTCCGGCAGGTTGTTCGACCTGAATCTCGGGGGCGACCCCGATACCCGTCAAAACGATGTTGTATGGGCTGGATGGATCGTTTGACACGATCGGCAGTGTGGTCGTCTTGCTTCCAATGGACGTTGGGTTGAATTGAACGGTAAACTCAAACGTGCTGCCGGGAGAAAGCGTCGTCGGCATCGCACTGATCGTGAACATGCCGGAGTCCCCTCCACTAGGTATAGCCGAAAAATTTTGAAGGGTTTCAAGGCCAACGCTGTTGAGCGCCAAAGTCACCGAGATCGACGAACCCACTTCCGCAGAGCCTACGGCTAGGGTGTTGTTCGGCGGGCTTGAGGGGATTTCTTGACCGCCCTGCGTCACCAGAAGCTCAGGCGAAGGCTCCGCAAGGCAGATGCAGATGTTGGAGATGACTCCGCCACGGCTGACCCGTGCGTAGTAGACCTGCCCTCTCACCGCGCCAATTACTGGAGTGCTGGTGCCCGTCACCGTGAGGTTCTGGTATCCTGTCAGGAAGTTCCCAGCGAACGTCGGGTCAGTGGACACGTCGAGCTTGATCGTGCCTGCGGGCACCGTGCTCGCAATCGCCCACGTCAGGGTGAACGTCGTAGAGGTCGCCGATGTCTGACGAAGGGTGATGCCCGTAGCCACGCCCGTCGTGCTGGGG